AGAACTTCGGCCCCAGCAAGTTTGTTAATATATTCCCCAAAATCTTTAATAGTATATCTTCTAATTGGTGTATGAACTACATAAGGCATAATCTTTGGGTCAGACAATCCATTCAAATTAAAAAACAATTGAACTGCCTGTCGATTAAATGCAGTTGCTATGGCATCCATCCAACCCTCAAGGCACAGATAAAACATATCTGTTTGTTCCTCAGCCAAGGCATAAGATCCTGTCCTTTCCATTCCAAGCATAATGAACTGTGCCAGAACTGTAACTGCCATTTCCTTATTATACCGATTGATTACAGAAACCGTATCAAACTGTCTTTGACCTGGAGAGCTGATAAGTTCAAATTCCCATCCAAATGGAATAATCAAACCATCTTGTTCATCCCGACGAATGTTCGTCACCAGTCTTTTTGCCATTGCAATAGTTGTCGATGTTGTTTCATCTGTATCAAACATATTAAGACCATCAGGAAGTTTAATCATAGGGAGACCTGTAAGATCTCTTTCAAGCCCAATCCCCTCAATTTCTTCAATATACTTTTTAAAGTACCAAGGTCTGTATGCATTTCTTAATATTGATCTTCCCTCTGGGTTGCCTCCCATGTTCTCTGTTTTAAAATGCACGGATTTTTTCAATGGAATATAATATAATCTATAATCAGGAGCAGGACGTTGATACATCCCCTGCACTGCCCCATATTCATCAATTTCCCATCGTTCTAGGCTCTGTTGTGCACGGAATGCTAACTTTTTCCAAGTTATTAACCCACTTTTATCCCTTGTAAATACCTGTTCAAACCAACTCCATCCATATATAATCATTGAAATTGCATCAGACACAAACTCATTCCAAGAGTGGTCCATCAGATAAATTGCGTCTCTCAGTTTATTTGCATCTTTTTCCGAGCCTCCATCAGGTTTTTCCACATCCCATCTTGCTTCACGAAATATTTGAATGATTGCATGAATAAATGCACCGATAATTGGATCATTATCTCGCATTTCCCGATACGTTTTAATTCCTGACTGCCCAGAAAGTTCTGATAAAAATTCTTCATCCATATACCCAAAGGAATTTTTTAAACCAGATCTTCCAATCTCCAACTCATTAATCCCCTTTCTTGCCAATCTCTCTGAAAAACCTTCACTTAATTTATTCATGTAGTGCTCCAAATTTACTTGAGGTTCTTTCACTTCTTAATCTCCGGTTGCCAACATAAAGCAACGGATTCCTTTTCTCCAACCCATCATTTGCATCGTTCAATAACGTCGGAATTATGATCGGATTGTAACGATCAACACAATCGCTCGCGTCTAAAAATGCATACACCGTAGCATCCGTAAAGTCCGGAGATGGTTTATTTCGGCGTTGCATCTCTTCTTTGGATTCTATTTGAATCTTGCCATTGGGAAGTTTGTACCGCATGTCTGACATTTCTTCGAAGATTTCATTGGGCCACGCATCACAGCATATAGCCGGCATTAGATTCTTAAACTCCCAGTATCCCTGAGCACGCAGATTGACATAGCGGGATTTTTTAGTTTCAGATGCACTCGCTTGCCCGATAACAGGGCGGAAAATTTTTGGATAAATTCTAGCGAGGGAATCAAAAATCGGGCCTCCAATACCATTTGCATCGATTTTTACAACTGCAGGTTCCCAAGCATGCACAAGGTCAAGAATCCACTGGGTTTGCTCAACAGCATCAATTGTAGTGCCAGTGAGTTGTTTCCATTCATATTTCATAATGCGAAGACCCTTACGAATGCATACTGTTGTTTTGGCTGTGGTACGCCCAATGTCAATTCCAAATTCAATCGGGGTCCGATCGCCTCTCATGTCAATAACATCATTCCAATGCATCTTCTCAATGTCAGAATAAGGAAATAACAACTCAATGTCAGATGAAGGAAACTCTCCCAAAACTTTGATTTTGTAAATTGGGTGATCCTCTCCATACATTGCCTTCATCATTCGGATGTAACGTTCCTCAACAAACTTGGAGTCGAGGCAAGATACTGTCCGGAGTTTATAAAGTCCCTGTAGTTTTGGGGATGTAAAGACAGAATGGAAGTACCCTGTCAGTCTGGTCGGGTTCGCAGCCAATACCGCATAAGCCTTCTTACCTGTGAGAGCACCTTCAATGGCTGGGAAAATTTCATCACCAACACCTGATGCCTCATCAATGATATAAAGCAGGTTATCAGATTCACGTTGGGCGTGGAATCCCTGCAGACCTTCAGCAACCTTTCCTGATCCTGAAACTCGGGCCGTACGAGCAACAGCATACCACTCGCCCTCATGCTTCCTCACAGATATCCTTCTCTGTGTCCAACTCATCATCTGTTTTAAATAATCCGACCGTTGTATGTTCGTAAAGTGCTTCTGCCAAAGTAGGTCCTCTAGTTGATGTTGACTGGGTGCGGTGGATGGCACAATCGAAAAAGGCTTCGTGGCAAGAAAGTGCATGGTAGCAAGACTCAGCCATTCAGTTTTCCCGACCCCTGATCCCGCTTTTATTGCAAGGAAGTGATGTTTATAAAGGTCGTCAAATGCCTCCTTCTGCCAGTCATCACATTCCACCCCGATCATATCCCTACAGAACTCTACAGGGTGATCTTCATAAAATTGTATTGCTTCAATTGATAATGGAGTCATAATGACCTCATCTGGGAGGCGGGAGCATCAATAGGGCGGAGGCTTCCCCGATGCTCCCACCTGTGGGACAGCTGTTGGATGTTTCCCGCTCGGCATCAGGATCAGCAGCCCCGTTCACTTCATTCTTTTGTTGATGTTTTTCCTTGTAGGCTTGTGCAACTAAATCTGCAATATCAACATTAAGATTGAGATGTTTCTCAGCCTTCTTTGTGCCACCACGATCAAGAAGATCCCAAACTGAATTGAGTTGATCCTTCGGGCTTACCTGTCTGTGTCCAATACTTCCTGTGCGTGCAACAGTTATAACCTTCTGCACCATCTCACATTGAACTTCCTCGATCATCTCCATCGCATCCATGCGTTGCTCGATGAATCGCTCGTGCAATCTCTCCCCCTCCATCTCTAATTTCGCTGCAAATGTGGGGTCGTTCTTTAGTATGGACAAGTAAGATTCTGACAGCCCTAGTTCCAGACAGATTTCCCCTTCCGTCTGCCCGACCAGGAGCCTTCGAATTATGTCCATGTGTCTTGGCTTCAATCTCTTTAACATCCTCAATCTTCCTTTTCAATAAATTAAAATCATCATACATTATCTGCATCTTGCCTCTTTGAATCGTTCGCTATCAAAACTATTTTATCCAATTATATTAATATCTTACCATTCCAGTTGCCAATTGTCAACAAATATTTTGCAATTAGATTTCGTTGGATGTCAGATAGCTTTGATAGCTTAAAATCCTTAGTTCTCCCCGCAGAATTTATTTGCAGTTGCTCCGCATGAAGTCTTTGTTTAACCCAAAAAGATAGCTTTGATAGCTTTATGTTTATCGGGGTGTGAATTTGGAGGGTGTACCCTTCCTTGCAATCTGCCGATTCCTGCATTTTCTTGAATTGCCAATAAAATCAACAGCTTCCAATAGTGTATGATTTAATGCAATATGCAACAGCCCCGCTGTTCTACCCTATTGTATGAAAGGGTGATATGCAATAAGTTGATATGTTTGAATTTTTACTGTAATTGAATTGATATGCAATAAGAATAAAAAAGCCTGTCAGTTATTAGGATTGACTGACAGGCTGTTAGTTAAAAGGCTGTTAGCTATTATTTGTTACCTTGAAAAGCCCTATTTAATTTCCTGTAATTAATTGACAGAAAAGTATATGCTCTTGCATTCACAAGGTATTCAATAAGATTGTATTCCATATTGCGTATATCATTGTCATTTAATTTCAAACGTTTTAGTAATTCTTGCCTTTCAGCCTTTAGACTGTTTACTTCATTTAATAAGCTTATTATTTCTCTTGAGTCCATACATATACCGCCTTTCTAAAAGGCTGTTGACTCTATTCTGGTAGTCAACAGCCTGTTAAATGCTATAGCCTGATGTTAGGCGTTTCCAAAATCATCTGGTACCAGTTGAAATTCAACATCAAGAGCATTTTCTTTTTCAGGCTTAGGGCGTACAATGCCTTGAAAGGCGAAATCCGTTATCATGTCAAGCGTTTCAATCAAAGCCTCATCTGACAACAGCCTTTCCTTGTTGTGCGTTTCTAATGCTTCCTGCATTATCTCACAAGGCATTTCTGGACTTCCGAACAATTCCTGTAAAGGGTTTTTACTTGCCATGGAAAAAACTAAGCCTGTTAATTCCATAATACTTAATAATCTGGTGACTTTACAAATATTGCACATAATGTTCCTACCTTTCCTATGGTGCAAGATATTTCACTTGCACCATAATTAAAATGTTAAATACCAAATACTTCCTTTGACTTTATAACCAGCGGGTGTTTTGCATTCACTTTTTCCAGCTTGCCAATAAGCTTAAGCTTTTTACCAAAATCCTGCTCTTTATGAATGCTATCAATAATACTTTCTTCCGTCTCTTCTACCCGTACGGGATTTATTGCCTTTGATACTTTGGCACTATTCCTTAAGGTTATGTCCTCAACAGTCATTTGTTTTTTACACCATTCAAGGTTTTCTGGGCTTTCTACCCAAAGAACTACTTCAGAAATGCCTTTGAAAACCAAATCCTTGTTTTTCATACTGCCAGTATAAGACGGGTAAAGATACTTTTCCTCATGCGTATTACTGGCAACTAATTCCTTGCCAATTTTTACATCAAGAGGTGTATTTGGCACTAAATCTTTTAATGATGTTTTATTCTTCGCCATAGTTTTTACTCCCATTGTTTAAAGATTGCACATATATAATAGCAAGAGAATACAAGCTATTATCAACAATATTTCCATAAAGCTTTTCAATAATTATCACCTACCTTTCTACCCTTAAGCTTGACAAGTATTTAGCCTGTAAAAGCTTGAGA